TTGAACGAGCCGCCAGCGAATCGCAGCATTTTATGCGCTTCCATGTTGCGTGTCCGCACTGCGGGGAAGAGCAATATCTCAAGTTCGGCGATCGTGAAACGCCTTTTGGTTTTAAATGGTCTCCTGGTGAGCCCTCCAGCGTTTTTTACCTGTGCGAGCATAACGGGTGCGTCATTAAGCAACAGGAGTTGGACTTTACCAATGCGCGCTATATCTGCGAGCGAACTGGCATCTGGACGGGCGACGGCCTTAACTGGTTTTCTTCATCTGGTGGAGAAATAGATCCGCCAGACAGTGTGACGTTCCATATCTGGACGGCCTATAGCCCGTTCACCACCTGGGTCCAGATTGTAAAAGAGTGGATAAAGACCAAGGGTGATACAGGCAAACGTAAAACCTTCACTAACACCACCCTCGGAGAAACCTGGGAGCCGAAAATTGGTGAACGGCCTGATGCCGATCTTATCGAAGAGCGAAAGGAACTCTTTGCTGCCGCGGTTCCGGATCGCGTTGTCTATCTTACTGCCGGGATCGACTCACAGCTTGATCGCTATGAAATGCGTACCTGGGGCTGGGGGCCAGGTGAAGAAAGCTGGCTGGTGGACCGCCAGATAATCATGGGGCGTCATGATGACGAGCAGACCCTTAAACGTGTCGATGAGGCGATCAATAAGACCTATAACCGCCGCAACGGCGCGGAAATGGGCATTTCCCGTATCTGCTGGGATATCGGAGGGATTGACCCCACAATCGTTTACGGTCGTTCGAAAAAACATGGCCTTTTCCGCGTAATCCCCATCAAAGGTGCCTCTGTATACGGTAAACCTGTAGCGAATATGCCGCGTAAACGTAATAAAAACGGGGTGTATCTGACGGAGGTCGGCACTGATACGGCTAAGGAGCAGATTTATAACCGATTAACTCTCATTCCGGTAGGTGATGAGCCAATGGCCGGCGCCGTTCATTTTCCTAACAACCCGGAAATTTTCGACCTGACCGAGGCTCAGCAGCTGACAGCAGAGGAGCAGGTTGAAAAATGGGTAAACGGCGAGCGGAAAATACTCTGGGACAGTAAGAAACGCCGTAATGAGGCGCTGGACTGTTTTGTCTACGCGCTGGCAGCTCTGCGGATAAGCGTCTCCCGCTGGCAGCTGAATCTTGAGTCTCTTCTGATAAGCATGCAGGAGGACGAACATACCTCTAAACCGAAAAAGACCCTGGCGGATTATGCCCGGGCATTAGCCGGAGATGAATAATGGCAACACAGTCTGAACTGGACAGTGCCCGCGCCGCACTTCATGACCTGATGACAGGGAAACGCGTAGCGACGGTACAGAAAGATGGCCGCCGCGTTGAGTTTACTGCCACGTCAGTTGCTGATTTGAAAAAATATATTGCCGAACTTGAAGTTCAGATTGGCATCACCAGTCGCCGGCGCGGGCCAGCAGGATTTTACGCATGAAATTACCAGCACTTGTTGGACCCGACGGTAAAACGTCGCTCCGGGAATATGCCGGATACCATGGTGGGGCTGGTGGCTTTGGTGGCCAGCTGCGCGCGTGGAATCCACCCAGTGAAAGTGGTGATGCCGCACTACTGCCGAACTTCCAGCGTGGAAACGCCCGCGCCGACGATCTTGTTCGTAATAACGGCCTCGCGGCGAATGCGGTACAGCTTCACCAGGATCATATCGTTGGTTCATTTTTCCGTCTTAGCCACCGGCCTGCCTGGCGCTATCTTGGGATCAGCGAAGAGGACGCGCGCGCGTTTGCCCGTGAGTGCGAGGATGCCTGGAAAGAATACGCGGAGGACGACCACTGTTTTATTGATGCCGAACGTAAACGCACGTTCACCATGATGATCCGTGAAGGGGTGGCCATGCACACTTTTAACGGAGAGCTATTTACTCAGGCGACCTGGGATACCAGCGCGAACAGGCTATTTCGAACACAGTTTAAGATGGTCAGTCCTAAGCGGATCGGTAATCCAGGCAATCAGGGCGATACCCGAAATTGCCGGGCAGGGGTAAAAATTAATGATGCTGGTGCCGCCCAGGGTTACTACGTCAGCGAGGATAACTATCCCGGGTGGATGGCTCAGAAGTGGAATTATATTCCGCGTGAACTACCTGGCGGGCGAACGGCCTTTATCCATGTGTTTGAGCCAATGGAAGATGGACAGACAAGGGGGGCGAATCAGTTTTATAGCGTTATGGAGCAGATGAAAATGCTCGATACGCTACAAAATACCCAACTGCAAAGCGCCATCGTCAAGGCAATGTATGCCGCCACTATCGAAAGTGAAATGGATACCCAGACGGCGATGGACTTTATCCTCGGGTCGGATAATCCGGAGCAGACTAAAAAGCTGACCGGATGGCTGGGGGAAATCGCGACGTATTATGCGGCCGCCCCGGTCAGGCTTGGAGGGGCGAAGGTTCCACACCTGATGCCCGGGGATTCACTGAATCTGCAGTCTGCTCAGAATACTGATAATGGGTACTCCGTATTTGAGCAATCACTCTTACGTTACATCGCCGCGGGGCTTGGCGTTTCATACGAACAGTTATCCCGCAACTACTCACAGATGAGTTACTCCACCGCACGTGCGAGCGCCAATGAGTCCTGGGCTTATTTCATGGGCCGGCGCAAATTTATCGCTGCCCGGCAGGCGAGCATGATGTTTTTGTGCTGGCTGGAAGAAGCGATTGTCCGTCGTGTTGTCACTCTGCCATCCCGTGCCCGTTACAGTTTCCAGGAGGCCAGAACAAGCTGGGCGAACTGCGACTGGATAGGCTCCGGCAGGATGGCGATTGACGGCCTTAAGGAGGTGCAGGAAGCGGTTATGCTGATTGAAGCAGGCCTCAGCACCTATGAAAAAGAATGCGCGAAGCGCGGCGATGATTATCAGGAAATCTTTGCTCAGCAGGTGCGTGAAACGATGGAACGGCGCCAGGCAGGGTTAAGGCCTCCTTCGTGGGCAGCGGCGGCGTTTAAGTCTGGTCTGGATAATTCCGGTAAGGAGGAAAAAGATGACGCCCGAGCTGCGTAACCTTCCACATATTGCCAGTCTGGCATTTAACGAACCGCTGCTCCTTGAACCCGCCTATGCGCGGGTTTTCTTTTGCGCGCTGGCAGGCCAGCTGGGTATTACCCGTCTGACTGATACCGTGTCGGGGACGACCCTGGGCGCCGAGCAAATGGCGGAACCACTGATGCTATTCGGTAACGAGGAGGCCGGGCCGCGTCCGGCCCGTAGCTATCAGGTAATGAATGGCATTGCGGTATTACCGGTTGCCGGGACCCTGGTCAATAAAACCCGCTCACTCCAGCCGTATTCCGGCATGACCGGGTACAACGGTGTGATTGCCCGCCTGCAGCAGGCTATCAGCGATCCTGATGTTGACGGTGTTTTGCTGGATATGGATACGCCGGGCGGGATGGTCGCCGGAGCTTTTGACTGCGCAGACATTATTGCCCGGGCCCGCGATATTAAACCTGTCTGGGCGCTGGCTAACGATATGAACTGCAGCGCCGGACAGCTTATCGCCAGTGCGGCATCACGCCGGCTGGTGACACAGACCGCAAGGACGGGGTCTATCGGTGTGATGATGGCCCACAGCAATTATGGTCAGGTGCTGAAATCTCAGGGAGTTGAGGTCACGTTGATTTACAGCGGCGACCACAAGGTTGATGGCAACCCTTACGAAAAATTGCCGAAAGATGTCCGTGAAGCTTTTCAGTCCCGTATCGATGCTACCCGGCAGATGTTTGCTGAAAAAGTGGCGGGTTATACGGGGATGTCGGTGAGGGCGGTTCTCGATACTGAGGCTGCGGTCTTCTCCGGCCAGGAGTCCATTGATCATGGGCTGGCGGACGAGCTTGTTAACAGTACAGATGCGATCGGCGTGATGCGCAGCGCGCTGGATACCAAAAAGACCATCCATATCGGAGGAACGATGAAGATAACGACGACGAATGCAGCTGCAACCCAACCAGATGCCAATGCCGCGCCGGAAGCCAATGGAGCAATTGCAACCACTCC